GACAACAACAAAGGCGACAAAACCCTTTCAAGTGAGGAGAATATGAAAATCTCATATTTTGCAAACAAAAAGTTAGAAAGGAGCGATATTGTGAGTATCGCAATAGGAAAACCTAAGTTCGCTGTAGGTATGACAGACGGAACATTAGCGCCAACTTGGGAAATGGTAAATAGAGGATATGGACGAGAGGAGTATTGGGCGCTATTAGAAAGTAGAAAAGTAAATCCGTATGATATTGTAAAGAGATATAAAAATAAAGTATTATGTTGTTTTGAAAAAGAAAACTCCAATTGCCATAGATTATTTTTAGCGGAGTGGCTAACAAAAAAAACCGGAGAAGTCATTGAAGAGGTTTAAATGCGAAATGATAGTGAGGACGAGGGCGTTTAAGAAACAAAATGAAATATTTGTGAAAAACCGCTTGACTTTTCAATAATAATGTATTATACTTAGTTTGATAATCTTATTATTGAGGGGATAACGTGAAAGGCGGCAAGCGTGAAGGATCGGGAAGGAAAAAATTGAATAGAGAACAAACATCTGTTTTTTTAGAAAAGGATATGAAAGAAAATCTGAAAAAAGAGATTATGGAAAAATACGTCTCATTATCCGACAAAATAAATTATCTCATTAAAGAATATTTTGGGAGAAAGAAATGAAATGTTTGAGCGTAAGAAGTCCGCTGTCATATTTAATAATTGAGGGCGGAAAGGATGTGGAAAATAGGACGTGGAATACGGATTATCGCGGCAAAATATTAATCCATTCAAGTGGAAGGGATTGCGACGATATATACGATTCTTTTTTGACTAAGCCTTTATTAGAGGAGATATATTCTTTCATAAAAAGCAAGGAAATTATTGATTTTAATTCAACGTCAAAAGAATATCAGAAATTAGCGCGGCTCTTGAAAAAAAGCGACGAATATATCCAAAAAAACAAAGAATGTTATTTTAAAGCCGGATATATAATTGGAGAAGTAAATCTTATAGACATTATAAAAGATTCAAAAAGTAAGTGGGCAATAAAAGATAATTTCCATTGGATTTTAGACAATCCTGTTTTATACGAAAAGCCAATAAAGGCAAAAGGGAAACTAGGATTGTTTGAAGTAAATATATAAAAGGAGCACAATATGCCAGAGGGAATAGGCGGCGGAGCAATGGCTAGCGGTTTAAGAGCTAGCACAGGAAGGATGAGTTCGTTCTAAAATGAAAGAATTCTATTCGGTCATTAACAGGGTAGTATCAAAGAATATAACCGATATTATCCTGTTTTTTTCAACAGGCAAAGATTCTGTCGTAATGTATGATATTTGCAATAAATATATTAAAAATATCGTCCCTGTTTATTTATATTATGTCAAGGGCTTATCATATCGAGAGGATTTTATAAAATATTATGAGGATAAATACGGGCGCGAGATTGTTAGATTGCCTCATCCCGAATTAGCGTTATATAAAAAGAATAATGTTTTTGGTTGCGGAAAAGCGAAAGACAGGGAAAATCAAGAAGTGTCTTTATCTGAAAACGATAATATATTAAGGCGGCAATATAACGTTTCATACATTGCCTATGGTTACAAGAAAACGGACTCACTTTCAAGGCGTGGTATGATATGGCACGGGGACGGTATAGACGAAAGAAATAAAAAGATATTTCCGGTTGCAGATTTCAGCAATAAAGATATTATGTATTATGTTAAAAAAAACAAGCTATTACTCCCGCCGGAATACAAAGACGGTTATAGAGATATAAATAACTTCTTTGAAAAGAGAGCTTTGACTTGGTTAATATCAAGATACCCGAACGACTATGAAGCGTTAAAGACAGAATATCCATTGATTGATTCTGTTTTGTATAAGGAAGGCGTATGATTACAAAATATCAAAAGTTTGAGGCAATAACGATAAAAAGAGAGCAAATAAACTTTGCATATTATAACCCTAGAAAAATATCAGATTCAAATAGAAAAAAACTGCGAGATAAATTAAAGAAAATGGGATTACTTAATTCTTTAGTTTGGAATAAAAATACTGGGAATTTAGTATCAGGCCATCAACGGTTGTCTATAATAGATCAGTTAGAAAAGACAGAAGATTACGAAATAACGGTTGACTGCGTAAACTTATCCGAGAAAGAAGAGATAGAGGCAAACGTGTTTTTTAACAATCAATCTGCTATGGGAGAGTGGAATGTCGATATGTTACAAGAGATACAATCATCTTTTAACGGTGAAATAGATTTTATTACAGACTTTGGATTTGATAAGATAGACCTAGACTTTATGGGATTAAATGTATATAAAACAGAGCCGTTTATAAAGACTCCCGAAGAAAAAAATCAAGAAATAGAGAAAATGCGTGATCTAAAAAAACAATACCGCGAACAGCAAAAACAAGAGAAGTCGGAAAATGGAGATTCTGTTTATGGAGAGCAAAATGATTACTACTTAACCATTGTGTTTAATAACAATAGAGATAAATGGAACTTTCTAAAGAAGATAAGAAAAGACACAAAAGAAAAGTATATAAAAGCGTCTATAATTTATGACGTTGTGAAAGAAGAGTATAGATTTTAAAACGAGGTAAAAACGAGATGAACGACGATAATATCTTGCCGTATAGAATTAAGAAAGGCGAAGTCAGAAATCCAAACGGGCGACCTAAAGGGGCAAAATCCGTTAAAACCATATTAAATGAGTTTCTTGAAAATAAAAAGAAAGTAAGAACGCCGTTTTCTCCCGAAGAGAAACGCTTAACGTATAAGCAGATAATTATAATGCGGTTAATAGGAAAGGCGTTAGACGGAGATTTAAACGCTATTAGGGAAATAATAGACAGGTTAGAGGGGCAATCGGAACAAAACCTTAATCTAAACGAGGTCGTAATAAATGTAGACGGGGAAGAGGTTTGACGCTAAATATAGATTCTCTGTCTGTTATGAACGCCGTATATCGCGAAGACATAAGAAGAAAAGACACTTTTTCCAAAAGATATGAAATATATTACGGCGGAGCAGGGAGCGGTAAATCCGTCTATGTTACTCAGAAGAAAATAATAAAACATTTAAAATATTCAAGATGTAATATTCTTATACTAAGAAAGATTGCAGATACAAACAGATTTTCGACAATACCGGAGATAGAGAAAACAATAAATAAGTTCGGCTTAAAAGATTATTTCAAGATAACAAAAAATCCGCAAAAAATAGTTAATCTGTTATATGGGAATGAAATATTATTCGGCGGTTTGGACGACGTGGAGAAAATGAAGTCCGTTACTTTTAAGAATGGAATATTAACGGATATATGGGTAGAAGAAGCGACAGAGATAACAGAGAAAGATTTTGAAAACCTCGATATAAGATTAAGAGGAATATCAGATGTTCCGTTACAGATTACATTATCATTTAACCCGATAAATCAGTTACATTGGTTATATAAGCGTTTCTTTATGTCTAACGACGAATATATTAACACTAACAAATACATATTAAAAACAACATACCTTGATAATAAGTTTATCGATAGCGCGTATAGAAATAAACTAGAATCATATAAAGATAGCGATCCTTATATGTATCAAGTATATACACTCGGCAATTTTGGGGTTCTTGGGAATGTAATATTCAAGAATTGGGAAGTTCGGGAGTTGTCGGAAGAAGAAAAGACGTTTAATAATTTCAGGTATGGATTAGATTGGGGGTATAATGACCCGTTTTGCGTTATTAAGACGGCAATAAATACAAACAGAAAAGAAATCTATATATATGACGAAATATATCAGAGGGGTATAGAAACAAACAAGCAAATAGCGGAGTTATTAAAAGTATTCGTTGGAAATAATTACGTTGTATGTGATAGTTCAGAGCCGAAAAGCATAAACGAAATAAAAGCATACGGGATAAAAGCTCTTCCGACAAAGAAAGGCAAAGATTCGGTCGTTCACGGTATCAAATGGTTGAAACAATTCAAGATAGTTATAAATCCAAAATGTCAAAGCATTATAAACGAGTTCCAATTATACAAATGGAGAGAAGATCGATTAGGCAATTCGTTAGAAATACCAGTAGACGCGAACAATCACGCGATAGACTCCCTGCGCTACGCTTACGAGGATATGATGACGCTTTCGTCTGGAGGATTGGCGGAGTATCACAACGATTATATATAGTATTACTTTAAATAGTATCATAATTCAAACATCTTAAACCAACAAACCAACCCTATTCTATTTTAGTAAAGCCATTCAGAAAAAACAATCTCAAATATATCATATATTTAGATTATGGAAAGCGCAACCTATAAACTATTTACCACAAAGCATAAAGATTACGAAGCTATCAAAACATCGTCCGAGTTTATGGACGCTTCTTATGCAGGCGGCTCAAGATATGTCAAAAAGAATATATTCCAATACCTTAACGAAAGCGATTTAAAATACCGCGATAGAATTAAAAGAGCGTTTGTCGTTAATTACATATCGACACTCGTAGATGAAATAAAGAATACAATCTTTTCAAGAAATATTCAAAGGGACTCGGCGACTTCAAGTACTATCGAGGGCAAGAAGTTTAAGCGGTTTATAGATAATGCGACTTACAACAACAAATCGTTAGATTACTTTATGAAGAATGTCGCTACTATGGGCGCGTATGAAAGAATCGGTATATTACTTGAGGGCGTTGCTCCTGAAGAGGTCGCGCGATTAGGTATCAATCCGGCAAGCGTATCAAGTCAAGTCAAGGAAAAATATAATCTATATCCGCGATTAAAGATATTCACGCCCGAAAAGATTTTAAATTGGAGCGTTACGGATAAGATTAACTGGGTATTGCTGGACTATTCATACGACGACGACAGCGACTTTGAGAATCCAAAGAAAGTCAAGAAGCACGTCTTATGGACGAGCGACTATTTTAGGGTTGTTATATTTGCAGAGGGCGGTTACGAGATAGCAAGCGACGAAACATTTATACACAATTTAGGACGGATCCCTTTTTGGTTTTTTACCCAAAGAGACATTGACGACAATACTACATCAGAAACGCTCTATGAAGACATAGCGCTACAACAACGCGCTATTTGCGGTTATTACTCAATTATAGACGAAAGCATTTATTCAAGTATATTCTCAATTCTTTTGGTTGAAAATAGCGACGAATATCCGGAGTTAAACGAGTCTCCAAAAATG